CTGACTTGCGTGGTGGTCGCCATAAGAATCCTCGTTTACAACACTCATGGTCTTCAAGAACTGAGCAAGACTTTGAGTTCAAACTTGTTTGGCCTGAAGTTGTTGAACAACTAGAAGAACTTGAATCTTTTGTTCTTGAAGAGTGTTTTGACACAGGTCGCTTGTACAACGCACATAAGAATTCTGTTGGCGGGTTTCTTGGTCAGAAACATTCTGAAGAAACTAAACGCAAGTGGGCTGATGCAAGACGTGGAAAAAAAGCATCACCACAAGCTAGAGCAAGAATTAAAGAAAGTTTGTCTAAGAGTGAACGTGCTAAAAAACATCGAGAATGGATGCAATCACCTGAGGCTATTGCAGACAGATGTACTAAGGCTGCCAAACCTGAAGTAAGAGCAAAAGCTGTTGCAACACGAAAAACCAATGGACATAAGCCATTTAGCGACGAGACAAGGCAACGCCAAAAAGATTTATCCAAAGAAAGAGTTTTTAAAGGCTTGGAGTGGGCTGTTGTAAACAATAAAACTCGGTCTCAAGCAATGGAAGAATTTAAATTTTCTTGGGATGGTTTAAAAAAATACCAACCTATGTGGGAAGCTATAAACGGCTCTCTTAATTTACCAAAACGTGCATCTGGCAAACGCTGGCATGAAAGGAAAAAATAATGCAAATTAGAATCCGACAATCTGGACAAGTAATGTACGAAGGTGAATTTCGTGCATACACAAAAGCCAATGGTGGCCCATCATGGGAAACAACAACAACTGAAATCCTAGACAATCTAGGTGCTGATGTAGTCTTTGAAGGCCCACAAGCAACTGGTGGTACTGTTTACCAATATTCTCAAGCTGCTGGAGTTGAGCAAATTGATGGTAAATGGTACACAAAGTATGTGCTTGGCCCTGTCTTTGCTGACACAACTGTGGACGGTGTGACAACCACAGCCGCAGAACATGAAGCCGCTTACAAAGCCATTAAAGACGCTGAACAAGCCTCCGCTGTGCGTCAAAGCCGTGGTGAGAAACTGTCTGAATGTGACTGGACACAAGTGGCTGATGCGCCTGTGGACAAAGCTGTTTGGGCAACATACCGCCAAGCCTTGCGTGACATTACTACTCAAGACGGTTTCCCTTGGGATATCGTCTGGCCTGACACTCCCTAATCATGTGGGACTGGGCTGAAACATTCATTGCGGCGGCCTGTGTTACTGCCTTTGTTATTTTTGGAACTTACATGATTGCATGGGGCTGGATGTGGTAAATGCGTTGGCTCCTTCTGTTACTGCTGTTGGGGCTAGTTGGAGCCGTAGCCAAGAATGGCTGCCATGTGCGCGAGTTCTATGTGATTGCATGGACTCTGCACAATCCATCGGATCGTCACCAACAACTGTCCATGTGGCTGACCAACAATTCAAATCTATGCAGAAGCCAAGATTTCGTAGTTATTTGGAACAATTTAAGCGAATGGGCTGGGGCGGCAGATTCTGCCGAACTTAGAGCAAAGGTCATTCATGGTTACAAAGAGGCGCTTGAACGTGAAAAGAAATGATTCAACTTCACAAATGGTTTCCGTTTGTGTTCCCCACGCCATACGATATACGGGCCATAGCCGCTGAAAGGCGGGCCGAACGATTGGAGTATGAATACAAAGAAGCGGTTAAAGCTGAGAAGGTGAACAGGGCAGTTGACGCACTTGAAGTTGAGTTGTACAACAAACGGGCGCGGCAGCACACAATTGAGTTGGAAATCTTTAACAACACACGACACTTTGACAGGTATGTATGAACGAAAATCCAGACGTAGTAGGTAGATTGACGTACTCTGTAACCTTGATGGTGGCCGCCACCCTTTGCCTGTCTGTGCTGGGGATGGTTGTAGCTTTCTTGCTCGGCCTGTGGGCCAAAGAGGTGGACAACGCAGAGATTTTCAGTATGCTCCACCCGGCTTTCCAAACCATCATTGGCGGCTTCATCGGCCTGTTAGCGGGGGTCAAGCTCTCGCATGGCGACAGCCATCACAAGTGTAAACACTGCGGAGAATAACCATGTTTGAATTACTTGGCGGCGGTATTTTGGGTTCTGTGCTGGGTGGCGTATTCCGTCTAGCTCCTGAAGTGCTTAAATTTTTTGATAAAGCCAATGAGCGAAAACACGAACTGGCTATGTTTGAACAGCAATGCCAATTAGAAACGCTACGTGGTCAGCAGAAGTTGGCTGAAATAGGGGCGCAACGTGAGGCGGCTGTGGATGTGGGTGTGATGGATGCGTTCAATGCGGCAATCAATCAGCAAGCTGAAATGGTCAAAGCGGCTGGGGGTTGGGCGGCTAGTCTGTCAGCATCTGTCCGTCCTGTAATGACTTACTATTTATTGGTAATGTACGGGGCCGCTAAGACTGCGGCAATGGTTTTGGCTTACTACCACGGTCAGGCATTGACTGAAGTTCTTTCTAAGTCTTGGGGTACAGATGACATGGCCCTCTTGACAGGCGTTATAAATTATTGGATGATAGACCGCAGTTTAGCTAAACGAGGACTGTGATGGGAAAAGCATTCAATTATGTGCGTGGGACTATAGAGGAGCGTTTTTGGTCAAAGGTTGACAAGCGCGATCCAGACGACTGCTGGGAGTGGCAAGCGTCATTAGACACACGGGGTTATGGTAATTTTGGAGTGCCTAGGAATGACGGCACAGGGCGTTACCTCATGCAACGAGCGCACCGTATGGCTTGGGAGTTTACAAATGGGAAGCTGGAAGGATCGGTACAACACCTATGCCATACTTGTGATAATCGCAAGTGTGTAAACCCCGCCCATTTGTTTATTGGGAATGCCAAGGTAAACATGGCCGACTGCATTAGAAAAGGCCGTTTAAACGACCGCAGTGGTGAAAACAATCCACGATCTAAGTTAACCGCTAATGATGTGCTAGATATTCGGGCTTCTGTTTTGCCTTTGTCTCAACTAGCACAACAGTATGGCGTAGCTAAATCTGTAGTCGGCTATGCAAAGCGTGGCATTACTTGGCGTGGGCTATGAACCTTGAACTAGCTGCTGCCCTGTGCCGTCAGTTTGAGGGCTTTAAGTCCAAGCCGTACCTGTGTCCGGCTGGCATCCCCACGATTGGCTACGGCAGCACCTACTACTCAGATGGCCGCAAGGTGACTTTGCAAGATCCGCCCATGTCTGAGCCTGATGCGCGAGCTTTGTTGATGGTGGAGCTGGAGCATACGTACTTACCCGGTGTTTTGCGTAACTGCCCGGGTCTGATTACAGACGAACGTAAGTGCAATGCCATAGTAGATTTCTGTTACAACCTCGGTATTGGGCGCTTGCAAACAAGCACGTTAAAGAGGAAAATCAACGCCAATGATTGGGATGGGGCCAAGGAACAATTGATGCTCTGGACTAAAGGTGGCGGCAAGGTTTTGCCGGGACTACTTAAACGCCGCACGGCTGAGTGCGCTTTACTGGATTGACCGATGCCGTTAAAAAAACTAACCCTGAAAGCTGGTGTAAACAAAGAAAACACCCGCTATACCAACGAGAACGGTTGGTACGTTTCCGATAAGGTTCGGTTTCGTCAGGGTACGCCTGAGAAAATTGGTGGTTGGCAACGCATTTCAAGCTCTATTTTTTTGGGTGTATGCCGTTCTTTGTGGAACTGGGTGACGCTTGGCGGTTTAAACCTAGTGGGTGTAGGCACTAACTTAAAGTTCTATCTTGAAAAAGGTGGTGCATACAATGATATCACTCCAATTCGCGCTTCTAGCGTCATCAATGCAAATCCGTTTGCGGGTAACGGAACAACTACGGTTACTGTTACTGATACTGATCATGGCGGTGTAACCGGCGATTTTGTGACGTTCAGCGGAGCCACTGGAACGTATGCTTCTACGTTCAATGCCGAATATCAGATCACTGTAATTGGCGCTAATTCATACACAATTACAACGCCTATTGTTATTGCAGCTGGCTCGTATGGCGGTGCTTCAGTTACTGCGGCATATCAAATTAACGTTGGCCCGGCATATGCGGTTCCGTTAACTGGCTGGGGTGCTGGCACATGGGGCGCTGGCGTTTGGGGGACCGGTGGTACATCTCTTAGTACTATCCGTTTGTGGAGCCAAAACAACTTTGGTCAAAACTTAATCTTTGGCCCACGCGGTGGCGGTATGTATTACTGGGATGCTGATACAGGCGTAACCAGCCGTGGTGTTTTGGTGTCTAGTTTGTCAGGGGCTTCTGACGTTCCGGTTATTCAAAACAATATATTTGTATCTGATACAAGCCGATTTGTATTTGCTTTCGGTACAAATGATCCTAATTCGGTAAATCCACTTGTTCTTGACCCCATGTTTGTTCGCTGGTCAGACCAAGAATCGGTGACCATGTGGACACCGTCTGCTACCAATCAAGCAGGCAGTATCCGCCTTTCGCATGGCTCTGAAATTATTACTGTTGTTCAGACCCGTCAGGAGATTGTGGTTTTCACGGATTCGTCAGTCTATTCATTTCAATACCAAGGCCCACCAGTTATTTGGTCAAGTCAACTTTTGGGTGACAACATTTCTATCATTGGCCCCAATTCGGCAATTATTGCCTCCGGTGTTGTGTACTGGATGGGTGTGGATAAGTTTTATAAATATGATGGCCGTGTACAAACTTTACGTTGCGACTTGCGCCAGCATATTTTCCAAAACATTAATTTGTCTCAATCCGCTCAAGTATTTGCTGGAACTAATGAAGGCTTTAACGAAGTCTGGTGGTTCTATTGCTCTGACGGAAGCAATGAGGTAGACCTGTACGTCACCTATAACTACGCTGAAGATGTTTGGGCATATGGAAGCATGGGCCGCACTGCATGGCTTGATTCAGGTTTGCGTGATTATCCGTTAGCTGCTACCTATAGCTATAACTTGGTCAATCATGAGCAGGGTGTAGATGACAATCAAACGGACACGACACTGCCTATTGAGGCTTTGATTGCTTCTGCCGAATTTGATATTGATGATGGCGATCACTTTGGATTTGTTTGGCGTATGCTTCCAGATATTACATTCCGTGGGTCAAGCGCAGAGTCTCCGCAAGTAACCATGACGCTAATCCCAATGCAGAACTCTGGTTCCGGATACAACGATCCAATCTCTTTGGGTGGGAATCCTACGGCTACTGTAACTCGCACAGCAACCGCAGTCATTGAACAGTTTACTGGTCAGGTTTATATTCGTGTCCGTGGCCGTCAAATGATTCTTCAGGTTGAGTCAAACCAGATTGGTTGCACATGGCAGCTGGGTAGCCCCCGTATTGACATCAAGCAAGACGGTCGCAGAGGCAATTCATGACAACATTGATTGTTACATCTGAATATGAACTCAACCAAGTTGCCGCCCCTAACTTGCCTTTGGCTACACCGGTTTATAGCCAGCAGTATCAGGATCAGCTCAACAACGTTCTGCGTCTTTACTTCAACCGATTAGATGCAATTTTGGGGCAGCTACAGACGGGTTCGGGTTCTATTGATGGGTCTGGAGTTCGCTTTCCATACGGTGCTTTTTCAAGCGATCAGGATCAAACAACGACAGCCAATACTGCTACGTTGATGACATTAAACACCACAGACTTTTCAAACAATGTTGGTCTTGATGTTGGTTCTAAAATCAAAGCAACTACAGCCGGTATTTATAACTTGCAGTTTAGTACGCAGTTTCAAAATACAGATAACCAGATTCAAGACATTAGCATTTGGTTAAAACAAAACGGCACAGATATTCCGGGGTCAACGGGTTTGGTGTCTATCCCCGCTAGAAAAAGCGCGGCTGCTGGAGAAGAGGCCCATGAAATTATTGGATGGAATTACTATTTGTCCATGAACGCAAATGATTACGTTCAAATTTATTGGTCAGCAACTCTTGCATCTGTAACCATTCAAGCGTACCCAACTTCAACAGGCCCAACTCGTCCGTCTACGCAATCTGTCGTAGCTACGCTATCATTTGTTTCGGCTTTGCCTTAAGGTTTAAACATGACACTAGAAGAACTCAAAGCACTGTACGCCGAAAAAGGTGCGATGGAACAACGCATCACGCCATCCGAGCAGGGCGACATTATCGACTACATCCCTATTCAGTATGGCGATGGCTGGACAGCAGGGGAAAAAGATAATCGTAAAATCATTGACTATATTGGTAGCGGCATGGATGCCACGCCCGTATACGACGAAGCGCCAAAAACCCTAGGCGGGTTCTCCAAACAAGAAGGCGACTACGTCTACAACTACGACCCAGAGGGCAATTACCTTGGCCGCACCAAGTGGAATGAGAACTCGCTCAAGTCCATGATTAAAGACCTTGGCCCCCTTGCTATGGGTGCGCTCACGATGGGCGGCGGAGCAGGCTTGCTTGGGAATGCTTTGTTTGGGCTTGAAGGTGCTGCGGCAGCGGGTGCTGGCGGGGCTTTAGCTGGTGGTGTAAACGCGTATGGCAACGACCAGAATATCCTTAAAGGTGCATTGCTTGGCGGAGCTGCGGGTGCTGGCAGTATGGAGCTGGGAGATACCGGCATTAAAGTTGGCGATGTAAAGAAAGCCTACGACTTCTCTCAAAACCCAACTCTAGCTGGTGCTTTAAACGCAGCTTCTCCATATATGCCAAACGTAAGTGCTGGCGACATCTCTTTAAACGACGTGCTTAAGGGTGTTGGTACAGCCAAAGCTTTGAGTAGCGGTGATTACAACCAAATTTTTAAAGCCATCACCGGAATGGCTGGAGATCAGGGCAAGAGCCTAAAGTCATCCCTTGCAGGGTTTGAGGCCAACCCAGAAGACTTTACAGAAGGGTATTTCCAGCCCGGAGGCGAAGGCTACAACGCTTTAATGGCTGGGGATACAACAGTTCTGGAAGACCCCCAGAATCTTGACGCTTTCTTGCGTATGCTGTCTCCCTACGCGGCGGATGGTGGAACATCTGTGTTTAAACAGACAGAAGATCTTCCCGAGATGGAAACTGTATCTAAGCGGCCCATTACGTCGCTTGAAAGTATTTTGGGGAACCCTGATATTTTGCAGGAAATTCCACGCAATGTAACTTTGCCAGATAACCCAGAAGAATTAGTGATTACGGGGGATCGTGAGAAGCCATATGTTCCTAGCATCCGCACCAAAGATATTGTCTCCGACATTCCGGATGAAATTACTGCGGATCAAATTGACAAGTTTAATTTTGATGCCAAGATTGACGACATTTTGCAGGCAGTTACGCCTGCAACCAAAACCACTACTCCAATAACAACGACAAAAACGGCTGTAGCTACACCCGGCACTACAACAACCGAACAGGCTTTAGCAAATCTTGGTTTAAACGCTCCAATGCCTAGCCAAGATCCATATGCCAATATAAAATTGATGGAAGAGTTGTTTGGGGGCGATACCGCTTACAAACTACGTGCGCTTGGAGCGCCTAGAAACTTAGCATCTGCGGATTTAGATGCTCTTGCACGACTATTAAGGGGTTAAACATGTCTACACCGGGCGATTACGGCGATTCATTAGAGAGTGAATTGGCCAATGCGGCAGATCAGCAAGGCTACATTCTTAACAGTGGCAACAATACAACTGCCTTGGGTAACATTTATTCTGATCCCAATACAAATCCCAACACCAGCACAGATGCTAATTCTCCGTTTAAAGCAGGATCAACGTATAAAAACGATCTTACATCTGGGATTTCTGGTTTAAAGCAATTAGTTACAGACAACAAAGGTTGGCTGGCAGCTGCTGGCGCTTTAGGTAGCGTATATGGTGGCGGTTCATCTGCTGACAAAAAGACAGGTTATCAAGGAACAATTCCTTTATTGTCTGCAACCCGCTCCATGATTACCGCTCCCCCAACACGTGCGCAGGGCTATCGCCCCGGAGCTGGCGGTATTAACTATGGCGGTGACGTAACCTACGCTCTTGCCCCCGGCCAAAGCCCTTGGGCTAATTTATCCGGAACATCTGCGTCTTCTGCTGGCGCTAATCTTACACAGCTTCCTGCAAATGTGGCGGCGGCTGTGGCTAATGCAGTTACAGGCAACACCAATACTGTTACGGGCGGTAACAAAACCACTACCGTTACAGGTGGGGGTGGCAATGACACCATTACCAAACCAGATACGCGCTCTGCCGCAATGCAGTATGCAGAGAACTCTGGCATGGGTGCACAGCAGTATTTAGGTAATATTAACCAGTGGCTTCTTGACCATCCATATGCTTCACAAGCTCAAATTGCAGCGGAAATGAAGCGCTTGGGTGTAAGTGATGTTGACTTGCAAACAGCGCTGGGCGAAAGCAATTTTTCTGATGCAACCAAGTATGGCTTAACCCACGGCATGGGTTTGCAGGAAATGAATTTCAATATCAACGATTGGATTCAATCTCACCCATACGCAACCAATGCAGAAATCCAAGCCGAGCAATCTAAATATGGCGTGAGTGATGAAGATATTGCTCGTGCCCTGACTGCGTTGAACTCATCAGCAGGCAAGGAATATGCAATTGTTCATGACATGGGCCTTGACCAGCTTTACAAAAACATCTTGGATTTCCAGCGTGCAGGCCATACCGAGCAAGAAATTGCCGATGCAATGGCTCAATACGGCATCTCTAACGCAGATGTAAAAGCTGCCCAAAATTTTGCCAAGGCTACCGGTTATGCCGAAGGTGGCATGGCTAAAGGCCGCTATCTCCAAGGCGAAACAGATGGCATGGCAGATGAATTACCTGCACAGATTGGCGAAGATCAACCCGCAGCCTTAAGCCACGGAGAATTTGTCGTTCCAGCTGATGTTGTGTCACACTTGGGTAACGGCAACTCTGATGCCGGAGCCAAGAAACTTTACCAAATGATGGACAAAATTCGTATGGCACGTACAGGCACAAAGAAACAAGGTAAAAAGATTAATCCTGATAAGTTCATGCCCGGTGGTTTGGCTTATGCGGCTGGCGGCAAGGTGAAGAAGTTTGAAGTCGGTGGCTCTACCGGTACTCCTGCCGCTAATTACAACGCAGGACTTGCAGGGGTTGAATCCAACCTCTCTAATTGGGCAGGCCCATATGTAACCAATATGCTTGGTCAAGGCCAAGCGTTGGCTAATATGCCATATCAAGCCTATATGGGGCCATTGACTGCGGGTGAGTCACCATTGCAAACAGGTGCGTTTAGCACAGCTGCCGGTTTAACAACTCCCACAAGTATTGGCACAGCTGCCGATACTGCCGGTAGCATTGCAACTAAAGCGCAAGATTTGTCTTACACACCAACAACATCGACGTTTGATGCTACGCAAGCTCAGACGTACATGAATCCATATTTAAAGCAATCACTTGAGCCTCAGTTGGCTGAAGCTCGCCGTCAGTCTCAGATTACTCAGATGCAGAATGCGGCTAAGCTGACCGGTGCTGGCGCTTTTGGCGGTAGCCGTCAGGCCATCATGGATGCTGAGACTCAACGTAATTTGGGCACTAACTTAGCCAACATCACAGGCCAAGGCTACAACACAGCCTACGACAAAGCTATGGCGCAGTTCAATGCCGACCAAGCACGTAAGGCTCAAGAAGCTCAGTTTGGCGCAACATATGGGTTGCAAGGTTTGCAAACTGGTTTGCAGGGCGCACAGACCCAAGGTCAACTTGGGGCAACTCAAGCTCAGACTGGATTGGCTAACTTGAATGCACAGTTAACCGCAGGTGGTCAACAACGTGGCATTGAGTCCGAAGGTATCGCAGCTGATAAAGCTCAGTTTGAAGAAGCTCGCGCCAACCCATACAAGATGGTTCAGTTCCAACAGTCTTTGTTGCAGGGCCTGCCTTTGGCGGCTCAGAGTTACCAAGGTATTTCGCCTAGTGATTTGACTAAGGCTGCTCAGGGCGCTACTACTGTTAATGCTTTGTTGAAAAATCTTGGACTTATTTAAGGACATCTAAATGTTTACACAACCGTCCGTTAATCAAATTGCATCTGCGTATCAGGGTAATCCCGCACCTTTGGCTCAGAAGGTTGATAAAGATAAAAAGCAGCATGGCGGGATCCCACAGGATCTGCGTCAGCTTCTTGCTTTAAACGACATCACAGAGGGTCGTAATGCGATGGGTATCCAGCAGGCTCTTCAGGCTCCCACCAACATGCCAACAGTTGCTCAGGACTTGCAGGAACGTGCCCGTCAGGCATTACAGGCTCGCATGATGCAACAAGTGCAAGAGCAGATGCGTAAAGACGGCAAGCCTAATATGGTTCCTATGGGAACTCCCCAACCTCCAATGCAACCACAAGGTTTGGATGCACTGCGCACTAACGTAGGTGAAGAGTACGCGCATGGCGGCATCATTGGTGATGTAGCCCACTTTGATGAAGGCGGGAAAACTTGGATTGAAAAGCTCCTTTATTCCAACCTTACCCCTGCTGAGCAAGAGCGTAAACAATCTCTTGAAGCTCAAGCAGAGGGGCGCAGAGCAACCCCAACCAAAGCCAACTTGGAGCGGGATATAAATATGGCTCAAGTAGCCAAAGAAAATCCCAACAAAACACAAGAAGTTTTTGAGCGCTTGGGTCTTGCTACTCGCCAAGAAGAACCAACCCAGCAAGTTATTGGTCAAAATGCGCCAGCTCCTGCCGCCGCACCAGCCGCCCCAGCTGCACCCAAGCCTCGTGTAAACGCAGTTGCTCCAGCTCAGCCCGGTGGCATTACTAACTTAGTTCCTGCTCAAGATACAGAAGCTTTAGGCATTATGAAGAAGGACATGCGTCGTGATCCTGATGCTGAAGCCGCAGCCTTGCGTGCCAAGTATTTGGCTGAGGTAGGCCAAAAGGATCTGTCTATCTATGACAAGATGGCAGAAGAGCTTAAAGCTCGCAAAGAACGTTTAAATGCTCCACAAGGCGCTTACGACAAAACAATGGAGTATTTAGAGCAAATTGCTTTGGGTGGTGGCCGTCGTTCTGCCGAGTCTGGTGCTATCGGTGCTGCCCGTCAGCGTCAGTTGGGCCTTGATCGTCAGGCTCAGCAAGATGCTCTCATGGAGAAAATCCTTGATTTGGGCGCTAAGAAAGCAGAGGCAGAGTTTGGCGAGAAGAAGGGTCTGTTTGAAATGACCCAAGCTGAACGTAAAAGCGTCTATGACAAAGCCTACGAAGCAGCAAAAGCCGTCAACATGTCTGATGACAAGGCTAAAGAATTGGCTCAGCAAGCTGTGCTTGAGCGTGAGAAGATGGCTAACCAACGTCAAGTTGCGGCGATTGGCGCTCATGACAACCTAATGAGCCGTGCACAAGCTTTGATGAAGGTTGATCCTAAGCTTGGTCTTGAAGAAGCCATGAAACGTGCCGCCATAGCTGCGGGTGCTACGCAAATGGAAGGCATCGATGTTCGCAAACTTGGCGAGTACAACAAAGCCAAGAAAGAAATTGAGAGCCGCTACATGCCAGTCTTGCTTAACCGCCAGACTCCTGAAGGCGCGAAAATGCGTGCTGAATTAGCCGCTGAGTTGGCAAAGGCACGTGTTGATGCTGGTTTGCCCCCAGAACAAGGCATCGATGCTTTGACCACAGCAATCCCTTCCGGTGTTACAGTGACGAAAGTCAAATAATTTTTAGCAGGTGACACATGCCTCAGTACGACATTGCAGTGCCGGGTAAGGGAACATTTCGTGTAAATTCTCCTACCGAGCTAACAGATCAACAGGCATGGCAAGCCGTACAGGCTCAAATCAATGCCCCAGAACCTAAGTCTGCGGGCTTTTCCCTCAAAGATTTAGCCCTGTCTTTTGGTCAGGGTGTTGGCGGTGGTGCTCAGTCTATCTCTGACATTGCCGGTGCTAACAATGTGGTGTCTAAAGGCTTAAGCGGTCTGCAACAAGCCGCAGGCGAAGCCATGACTCCCGAGCGTAAGGCTGAAATTGCCCGTCGCCAAGAGTTAAAGAAGAAGGCTGAAGGCGATACATGGGAGGAAGTTAAAGCTACCCTTGGCGGGTTTGCTGAAGCTCCGTTGCAGACCCTTGCACAGGGTGCTGGCTCAATGATCCCAATGATTGCAGGCACATTGTTGTTGCCTGAAGCGGCTATCCCTGCCGCCGCCGCTCGTTTAACTGCGATGGGCGTATCTGAAGCCACTGCCGCTAAAGTCGCCACATCTATTCCCGCATCTACTATCGGTGCAATCATGGGTGTCGGTGGTCAGAAAGGCCAAGACTACGAGACTGTCAAGCGTGAGTTGCTTGAGAAGAAAGTCCCCGAAGCAGAAGCTGAACGTCTGGCTCAAAAAGCCGCAGAATATTCTTTCCAAAACTTGCCACGTCAGATTGCAGGCGGTGCGGCTGGTGCGCTTGAAGGCGCACTGGGCGTGGAATCTTTGATTGGCCGTGCAGGCAAGAAGCTTCCTGAAGTTAAAGGCCCATCACAAAAACTGCCAGAGCCAACTTGGAAACAAGCTATTGGTAAGAATGTTGCGGAAGAGGCGTTGCCTGAAGCAATCCAATCCGCAGTTGGCACAGCCGGAACAAACGTTGCGCTTACTCAAGCCGGTGTTCCTACAGACATTACCCAAGGCGTATTAGCCGGTGCATTACATGACGCATTGGTCGGTGGCGTACTGGGTGGCGTGGCATCTCCACTCAAAATGAAGGAGATGCGTCAGGAATATGTTGCGGATGAGTTTAAAGCCCAACAGGAATATCAGAAGAAACAACTAGAAGAAATTGCTGCCAACAAAAAGAAGATCAATGACGAACTGGGCATGACTCAGAACCCGCTTGGTCTGTTTACACCAGATGAATTGGGCGCAGACTTAACCAAGACTATTGAGCAACACCGCGCTGCGACAGGTAAGCCAGCACTAACTGAGTACAGTTTGGACGACGTGGCTGATGCGCTGCCAGCAAAAAACAAAGATGCTTTAAACGCTTTGGTTGCAGCCAAGTCTGGCCACGCCGGTGAGGTTTACACGCCTGCGCAGATCATCGAGACCGCTCAAGCCAAGAACGTTGACACTGGCACGCAAGGTTTTGCCGACTTCCTTTCTAGGACAACTGGTATCAATGATCCTTCCCAGATGTCTCAACCCCAGCTCCATGCGGCTGTGACTGCGCTGAACAAACTGCCCGGGTTTACATCCATGCAGTCTTTGCCCGAAGGTTCTAACGCAACTCG